GGCGTTGCTATTCGCACAAGTGCAGACGCGCTTCCGCGTCTGCGTCTGCGGCTGAGGGCTCTGCTATGAAGATCCGCGAGATGCTTGACCGTCGTTCGGTCCTTGAGGCCGAGTCGAAGACCCTGCTTGGGAAGGATGCGTTCACGCTGGAGGAGGAGAACCGCGCCAACGAGATCGCCAACGAGATGCAGCAACTCGACGCGCAGATCCGCGCTGCTCAGGTGCGCGAGCGGTTCGCGTCGAACGCCGCAGTTGCGAAGACGGTGCAGGAGTCGCGCGACACCGCCGAGCGCGCGGAGGAGTGGCGCGCCAGCAAGGAATACCGCGAGCAGTTCATCGGGTACCTGAAGGGCGGGCGCGCGCCGGAACAGCGCGAACTCATCAGCACCGCTTCGTCCTCCATCCTCATCCCGAAGGTGTATGAGGATTCCATTCTTGGCTACATTGACGCGAACACCGTCGTTCGCAACCTTGCGGACATCCGCACCGGCGTGCAGGGCTACCCGACGCTCCGCTACAACCGGATGAAGTCCGCCGACTACACCTCGGCATGGACCCAGCCCGACACCGGAACGACGGCGGCTACGACGGCGGACCCGGCGTTTCAGGAAGTGCCGCTGTCCCCGATCCCGTGCCTTCCGAAGACTCAGGTCGGCCAGCAACTCATCCGGCAGGCGAACTTCGACATCGAAACCGAGGTGATGGATCACCTTCAGCGGCAGTTGGCGAAGAACCTCGAATGGGGCTATGTCGGCGGAAGCGGCACGAACGAGCCGACCGGCATCTTTACGACGCAGACCTACAACGCCACGACGAATCCCATCGGCATCGTGTCGGCCACCTCGGCGGGCACGACGCGCGCGGCGGCGATCACGGCTGGCGCAACCGTCGCAAAGTTGAGCGAGATGCGCTACACGAAGTTGCCCGCGGCGTATTGGGGCTCGTCGGCGTGGATCCTCCCGCAGGACACCTACGCGGCTATCGCGGGGCTCGTCGTGAACGGCGTTCCGATCTTCGTCCCGTCCGCCGACGCGGCGATGGTCGGCGCGGCTCCGTTCACCCTCATGGGGCTCCCGGTCTATGTGACCGAGTACCTCCCGGCCCATGTCGCAACCGCCACCACCGGCAAGAACACGATTGCCGTGCTCGGAAACATCCGGGACGGTTTTAGCGTGCGCGAATGGGGCGGTGTGGGGCTCATTCGAGATGAGATCACCGCCGCCGCTTCGGCGCGCGTGATCTTCCAAGCGATGGCGTTCGCCAACTCGGCGTTCACCCGCGTGAACGCGCTCGTGCAGTTGCAGGTGACCAACGCCTAAAGGCTTCTTCTCCTCCCGGCGCGATGGGAGGGGGTTTCGACCCCCTCCCATCGGCTTGAGGTTCCCATGCCGCTAGACATCGCCAAGTTCCGATCTTGGGCGCGCATCCCGCATACCGCCGACGATCCGGCGATCCTGATTGCATGGGAAGCGGCGGTGCGCGAGATGGAGGAGCGAACCGGCTGGTGCGCCGAACAAGTGACGCGGGTTCAGTATGTGGGAACCGAACCAACGAACGCCAAGAAACTGGTGCTTGCAAGCCGTCAGCCGGTGACGGCGGCTACCTACTCGGATGACGATGGAAACACCGGGTCGGTGTCGCTGGTGACGATCAACGGACTCCAGTACCTCAACCTCGACATTTCGACGCTCGTCTACCCCGTTACGGTGACGCTGACGGCTGGCGGTGCGGTGAATCCGCTTCTCGAAATGGCGTTGCTTCAGCGGGTGACCCAGCACGCCCAAAGCCGAGGCGACGATACGGTTTCCTTGCCGTCCGACTACTGGGACAGGGTGTCCGTGATGATGGGCAAAGGCATCGGATGAGCCATGTGCCGCGCGGAATGATGCGCCAGATGCTCACGGTGCAGAACCCGACCGTGACCGTGGACGATCTCGGCCAAGCGTCGGAAGCGTTCCTGTCGGTCGGCGCGATGCCTGGGCACATTGAACAGATGGAAACCACGGAAACCGTGGATGACGGCGGGCCAGCGGTGCAGACCACCTATCGAATCCTCGGCGCGTGGCATCCCAGCGTTTCGACGCGCTCCCGGTTGCTATGGTCCGACCGTGGCACGGTGCGTACGCTGAACATCCGCAGTTGCACCGACCGGGACCAGCGGCAGCGGACACTTGAAATCGTCGCGGTTGAGGTGACGCTATGACCTCCACGCGGCTTTCCCTTACGCTTGATTCCAAGGAACTGCGGAAGATCCTTGAGGCGTTGCCCAAGAATGTGTCCGAGGCCGTGCGGAAGCGCGTCGGGCGCAGGGTTGCGAAGCCGTTTGCCGACAACCTCGCGGGCAAGTGGCTCACGGCCAAGTTCAGGGGCCCCGACGCAAAGCATCGCATGGCCATTGCCGCTGCGACGGAAGTCGATGTGCGGCGCGTCGGCGCGTCGGCGGATTCCGTGATCCGAACCCGGATCGGCGTTCGGTACGGAAGCGGAGCGAAGGCGGCAGGGTTCGCCAAGGGCCGTCAAAAGGTGTGGCACCTGCTGGAAGCCGGTTTCCGGCACTATGGCAAGGGAAGCGCGGCATACCGATCCGCTGGGCCCGAAATCCAAGCGCAGGCGAAAGCGCGGCGCGCGTTCGTGCGGGCCGAGGCGGACAAGTTGTGGCAGCAGATCCCAGGGCGCGGACGGCGGGACAGGACCGCGCGCGCCGATGGCTTCCGGCGGATCTACGCCGCCGCGCGCGAGGCGTTCCCGCAATGGTCGGCGTACGCCAACCAACGGAAGCAGATCATGGAAGGCGTGCGGGCGGGCGGATCCCGGTTCGTGGCCGGTCGGCGGATCACCTTCCGATGGTCTAGGGCAAACCTCGGCAAGTTGACTACGCGCCTGATGTCCGAAACGCTCAAGGGTGCAAAGAAGGCACTTACCAAGCAGGGGTCCAAGGGATGAGCGCGCTTACCGCCGCCGCCGAAGGGCTCAGGAACATCCTGAACGCCGCAGGGGTTGCCACCCCGGCGGTCGGGATGCGGAATGCCGGGGACCAGTTGCCCGCGCTCGTCTACGAGATCACGACGGGCGAATGCGTGCGCCATATGCCGTCCGAGGCTTCCGGCGTTTGGTTGCTCGGCGTGGAAGTTTCGATCTACGCGGACACCACGCTTGCGTTGCTCGGGTATGTGGATGATGTCCTGGCCGAGTTCAACGGCGCGCCGACATCCAACGGCGTGCAGTTCCTTTGCACCTCATTTTCGTTCGCAATCCGCACCGAAACGCAGGCTGACGGCGCGGAAGGCGACGAGCGCGTAGCAACCATCGCACTCCAACTACAGGCGGGTATCTGAATGGCTTTCATTGCTGGTTTTGGCGGAACGCTCACCTTCTCGGGCATCGCCACCGGCGGCAGTTTCGCCGCGACGGTGCCGGTTCGTTCGTTCACGATGACCATTGAGAAGGCATCGTTGGACTCAACGACGCTTTCGGACTTCCGTGAGCGTCGGCTACCGGGCCGGGTGCGGCGGTCGGGAAGCATCACGATCCTTCGGCAGACATCGACGGCGGACGATGCGCTGCGCGCGCACCTCATCCCGCTTGACCTAAATGCGACGGTTACGGCCACGCTGACGCTGAAGTATGTCGACCAGGGCGGCATTTCGTACGACGAGTACGGCGCGGGAACCAACGCTTTTAGCATCCAAATCACTTCGGCCACGATCACCGATGACGGCACCGGGGTCGGGGTTTGGGAAATGAGTTGGGAAGAACAGTAATGCCCATCGACATCAGCAAAGTCCTGTCGCGGTCCCGCACCGTCAACATCGACGGCATCGGGCCCGTCGTGGTTCGGGAACCGACGCTTGGCGATGCGGAACGGTCCACGACAGATCGGTATTGGTGGCTGTCGTGCGTGAGTTGCCCGGACGGTTCGCCGCTGCTGGAGCATCCGCAGGATGCGGCGCGTCTTCGGCACGACATCGCCGCCGCGCTGCTCAATGAGGTGAACACGATCCGCCCTACTCACGGGCCGAGCGCAGATCATGGCGCATCGGCTCCCACGAACAGCGTTTGAGGATGCCAGCGGGAATAGCCCGGGTCGAAATGACCACGGGAGAACGGTGCGAATGGTTGCTGGGTGTCATCGCGTGCGCGATGACCGGGCGCAAGCCTCACGGGTTCTTTCCTTGGTTGAAGTCCAATGGCTGACAACACGCTAAAAGCAACGATTCAGGTGGACATGGACAACCGCGGCGTTGCCAAGGGAGTCGCGGACACCAAGAACCAGTTGGACAAACTCAACAAGACCGCCGCAAGGACGGCGCGTTCCGCCGGGATCACCGCCGCGCTGAATGTTGCCGAGGTTGGACTAAGCCTTGTCAAGTCTGCCGCGCAAGCGGTGAACCGCCGGGTGGACGAACTTACGACGATCACCAACAAGTTTTCGTCGGCGGCGGCGGGCTACAAACTCAACGCCGACCTTGCGCGGGAGGATGCCGCGATGCGGCTTGCTACCGCGCTGGCCCCGGGAGCGATGCAGGTCGAACGCGCCGGTGCGGACATCGCCGCCGGTGAAGCCGCGCGCATGGAACGGAACGCCGAGATGATGCAGGGCGGCATGGGTGCAACGGCCCGTTTTGGGCAAAACCTCATGGCGGGCGTAGACATCCTGACCGAAGCCGCCGCTGGGCAAATCATGTCCTTCGAGCGGCTGTTGTCCGGTGACATCGGCGGATTCTTCGAGTCGCAAGGACAATCGACCGCGTTCGCGTTTTCGGAACTCCTGAACGCGCAGAACTACGCCATGCCAGCGCAGGGAAGCGCGCGCGGGATGGCCTACGACATCCCGATGCAGAACGAACGCGCGATCAAGGCACTTGAGGAGATGAACCGAAAGATGGGTGGCACCTGATGGGAACTTGGACCCACATCGAAAAGCCTGAGTCGCGGCGGATGACCCTTGCGGATCGCTGGGGCGAATCGCAAATGGAACTGGTCTACCTGTCGTACTGGAACCCTTCGGGTTCCGGTGATCCGTTCCCTGGACAAGGTTCGCTCATCACGAATATGCCGATCCGGCCCCAGCAGCGCGCCCCGGTCGGCGTGTACGGAACGCCGCCGAGTCCGCTGCTCGGGTCGATGATCTGCCGGAGCGTGTCCGTCGAACCGACGCGCGAACGGCCATATGCGTACATCGTGCGCGCGCAACTCTCGACGAACTACTTTTCGTACAACGACAACCCGTGGGGGCTCGAATACTGCAAGCAGACCCGCACGGC